TTACTCCTATAAGGGATCATCTTCAGTGGAATTGTGCCTAAACACCAGCTGCTCTGAATCCATGCGCTCATCTATCTGGTCAGCAAGAATGTCTCCAATCAGTTCAACCCAATCATCTTCATACAATTCTCTTGTATGACCAGCAGAATCAAGTATATCAAACTTAAAGGATAGCCTGAGGTTTCCATTGTCTTCTTTTGGTAGATTGATATTAGAATACTTGTAGATTGTTCCTTTAAACTTACCCTCATTGATACGAAATGCAGAGTCTTCTTCGCCCTCTCGTGTCATAAAGCTGTATACACTCTTCTCTTGTCTCATTTCCATACCCTCTCTAATACCTTATGGTTGCACCCTGCAACACAGCACTTCTCAGCGTCACCGTCTTCTGGAATTATATCAACAATTTCTCTGTCGCAGTAATCACATAGTTTTTCGATATCTTTACTCATACCTTCCAACCTTCACCGAAGTCTGTCTTGTCAAATGTGGGCGTATCAAAATCATCCTTCTCCTCTGTCTGATTGGAGTCTGATAGGCCTTTCTGCTCATTCTCAGCTAGGTCATACAGTCGCATTCTTGCACGGTCTATTCCTATAACAAACCTCTTGTTTATGGTTGGGTCATTGTATCTATTTTTGAGTTGTTTGACAGCAATCTGGTTAAGTGCGTCAAGTTCCTCATTAGAGATGAGCGCAAACATAAGGTCAGCAGTAGCTGGGAGTCCAAAACTCTCACTAGTATCTTCCAGACCCACATCAGAGTTAGAGAACCCTGAGCGAGTCGTCTGTGTGGCACTCATAATCGGTACATTTGTCTCAACTGCAAGCCCTCTAAGCTCCTCAGCAATAGATTTGATATACATGTAGGAGTTAACATTTGCTGCTCCTTTAAATCTTGATGATGCACAGATATTTAGATAGTCAATGAAGATGATATCAGGTCTGAAACTCTTCTTGATTGCTAGTTCCTTGATCAGTCCACGAAAATGTGCGGAATGTGCGGATGCAGTAGGGTATTCTTTGATTACCAGCTGACCATTGGTGTTCTTGATGATATGTTTCATCTTAGTATCATACATTGTCTTGGGTAAATCATGCAAATCTTCCATAGATACGTTCATCAGGTTTGCATCTATCCGCTCTGCAATGCGTTCTTCCGCCATCTCTAGGGTGATGTACAGGACATTCTTGCCTTGGTTCATACAGTTTGCAGCCATATGACACATGAACAACGATTTACCCACACCAGTACCCGCAAGAGCGATGTTCAGCGTCTTGGGAGGCAACCCACCCTTGGTGATGCGATTGAAGAAGTCTAGATCAAACGGAATCTTCTGCTCTATTGTATGGTAATAGTCAAATCGCTTGTCTGCATCCAAGAGATAATCATGGCCAACAGAATTATCAAAACCGACAGCCAGGGCATCTGTGAGAATAGATGGTATTGCATCTGGCCCTCGTTCTTTATCCTTACCATCAATGATTTGAATTCCTTCAACAATTGCATTATATACCGCCTTATCCTTGCAGAACTTCTCTGTGGTTTCAACTAACCAATCAAAGTTGACATTCTTGTCGTTTTCCAGTTCCTTGACCACAGTAAGCACACGCAGAATGTCACCCTCGTTCAAGTCTCTACGAGAATCAATCTCAATCTCTAGGGTTGACTTAGTGGGCAGAGCATTGTACTTCTCTACGAACTTCTGTATCTCTTCAAATACGATACGCTCAGTACGGTCACTAAAATACTCCCCTCGTATAAAGGGAAGCACCTTTCGTGCATACTGCTCATTACCCACCAGCTCTGATAGGGTTGTTCGTTCAATCGTTTGCATTCATATACCTCGTTAACCCGATAGATTCATCTATGCGGGATTTTGCCATATCATAGTATTTCTCATCACGTTCAATACCTATGAAATTCCTGTTTGTGTTTACACATGCAACACCTGTAGTACCACTACCCATTGTTGGGTCTAGTACTGTGCCCCCCTCATTGGTATACGTTTTTATGAGATATTCCATAAGTGTAACGGGTTTCTGTGTTGGGTGAAATCCTTTTTCTTGTTTGAATTTTAATATTGTCTTGGGGTATCGTGAACCTTCTGGATTATCACGATGCTTTGATTTTGCACCACCATATACCTCACCAATTTTAGATTCATCTGATGAAAATCCTGTGTATGGTGTTGAGTACCACATTTGAGGATTATACACTGGTTTCTTTTTATAGAACACAAGTATATTCTCATGTGATTTAAGTGGCATCACTTTAGCATTCATGGGGTTTGTACCTTGTGGTTTCTCCCATATCCATTCATACCTAAAATCATTGAGATTAGATGCAGCCAACGCTGTTGTAAATGGTTGTTGTGCAGTGAATACCATAGCAGAATTGTCTGTTGTTACACGTTTCAATTCTTTCCAAAGGGGTTCTAGTGGTATGATGCTGTCCCACTTACATGCAGTTGTACCATAAGGCAGATCAGCCATAATCATATCTACAGAATCATCAGGTATTTCCGTGAGTTTGTCTAGGCATTCACCGAATAGTAATTGGGTATTGTTCATCAATATAATCCTCCTTTAATTCAGTCCAAAGCTGATCACTCATAGATTTACTAATATTACAGTTCATATAATCATTAGATGCAGACCATCCGGTAGATTTACTACTCTTTCCAAAAGTCTCTTGCCATTCTAATCCAGCATGGTCAAGAGTCTTAAAGACACACAAGTAATATTTCTGTTCACCACGTTCCCATTCTTTTTTATCACGAGCAAGACAGAAATAAACGTCTTCTTTTTTAATCGCAAAAAACTCCGTCTTTTCTTCAATTGTCTCATATTTTGTAGTACGAGAGCCATTCAATTTCAGATATGTAGTGTCGTACTTCTTAACATATTTCTTTGCACCAGTTTTGCAAGAAATATCACCATATTTTGTTGCAAGGATATCAGCACCAATTTTATGAGAACCAGAATCCCAAATAGCGCCAGTTTCACCTACAACTTTCAATGAACGGTATAAGATTTCTTCCCACATCAAATCAGCCACGGGGATTGAGTATATAGCATGATGGTGTTCAATTCGGCGAGTGATTTCTTTAATCAAACTCTTCATAACAACCTCTTTGTTTTTTCATTATATACACAGTATACAGGAATCAAACAAGTTTGTCAACCCCTATCTTACACTGCTTAAGGAAATCTAATCCCTCAGTATTCCAGTATTTGTGTGTATAGTACACCTCTATTATACCAGCTGAGTATAACAGTTTAGCACAAGAAAGGCAAGGACTATGTGTAATAAATGCTGTCGCACCATCGCCTGACTCATTGCTCCTTGCGAGCTTGGTGATTGCGTTCTCTTCTGCATGTAGAACTTCTGGTTTAGTCACCAGAATAGGGTGAGGGACTTGTTTGCCGAATTCGTTAAAGAATGAAAGTGTTTCACACTGGTTAGTCCATCCGGCGGGCATACCATTGTACCCGATAGAGATTATGCGGTCATCCTTGACCAACACACATCCTACCTTCATTTTTTCTGCGGTGCTACATTCTGCATAGTTAAATGCAGATTTCATATGCGCTATAATATGTTTGTTATTCATAATCACTTATAAAAATCAAATTTGAAAACTCTCTCCACAACCACAACCGCTCTTTGCAGTTGGATTGATAATCTTTAGGGAACTTCCACCCAACTCTGACACATAGTCTATCGTTGACCCTATAACATACAACTCTGCCATAGGGTCAAGTACCAACACATCATCAATAGGGTCAGACCAGTTTACATCTGGCCAGTTTTTGGAAAAGTCCCAAACATACTGCATACCAGAGCATCCCCCACCCTTTACGCCGAGGGACACATAGTCGCCATTGCTGACTGATTTTAGATAGTCTCTTGCTGAGTCTGTCAATGTAATCATAATACTATTTAGTTCAAACGATTTGCTTGTCTCAGCAAAGATGCAAGAACAATATCCCAATAGTTCTTACCCCAATTAGACTTGACATTTTGTCGAGTCGTGAATGCAGAACCGATACGCCGGTTGAGTTGATCTACTTCTAAATCTGTCATTATGGAGTTCCTTGTATAACGATATCAGCGTACCGATTGAACGCTGAGTAATACTCTACTAATTCACTTTTAGATGGGCCGACGACAGTGCGTACATCAAAATCTACAAAGTTCCAGTTAACCACACCATCGGTATAATAGTTCTCCGAATCTTTGAGGGCCATATTGACACCCTCAATAATGCTCCATTCAAATTCTGACATTTTCATAGCAACCTCTTTGTTTCTTAGTGAATTACATTTTCAAACATACTGTAAGAAATTAGACAATCTGGAATAAAATCTTCATCAATCTGAATCTCGTCTTCGCCGTTATTACTCACGCCCCATAGAAATCCTTCTTCATCTATCTCTACGTCATAAGAAATACCATCGTTAACAATAATGTCACCAACTTTAATATTATCCATATGTATTACCTTTGCTCTCTAAATCCATGTTTTTAGAATCTTTTTAAATAAACGTGTTTCATTTAAAAACCAGCACAACAGTCCTACTTGTAGTAATGCCAGACTCAACATAACCCAAAATAATATTTCCATCTTCATCTCCTTTGTTTTCTCAGTATAACTAACTATACCATCTTCAGATGATATTGTCAACAACTAATTTAAATAATTAAGGAAGGAACTCATCTTCATCGACACAGAAGGATGCTTCATCTTGCGAAGTGCCTTGGCTTCAATCTGACGAATGCGGTCACGGGAAAGACAGAAATCCTGCCCGATATTCTCAAGAGTTGCATCATTCACACCGATACCAAAGCGGCGACGAATCACACGTTCCTCACGGGGAGTAAGATTCAAGAGAACTTCCTTTACAACCTTCTTGAGTTCAGTAGCAGCTGCAGCATCTTCGGCATCAGGTGCATCATCAGAAAGATAATACACATAGTCCAGAGGAACAGTTTCAACGATATCTAGAAGGTCTTTCTTCACACCCTTATCAGCAAGAACGTAATTAATCTTGCGATACCGCTCAGGATCAGTCATTGAAAGTCCATCCATGTCGATACCCCAATTCTTGTACTTCTTCATAACAACCTCTTTTGTTTTCTCAGTATAACTAACTATACCATCTTCAGATGATATTGTCAACAGCTAATTTAGCCCGCAACAGCGAATATTTCTGCATCGCTGTCATATAGGTCAAACACCTTGCTGACCAGTTCACGATTCCCTGCCTTGGGAAAATCAAATACCTTGGAATAGGGAGATTTCTTGGCATAGACCACAACGCCGGGTGT